CTCGCCCTGGGCCATCTACTCGGATGCCGAGCTGGTCAGCCAGTCCTCGACATTGAAGAACAGGTCGTCCAGCGATTCTTCGGAGGCCTGCGGCTTGGCCGATGCCATGCCGAAGGTCGGCGCGACTTCCACCAGGTTCGGGGTGTCGGTCTGGTTGCGAGTATCGCCCTCGCCCACCCATTCGAAGCCGGCGCCGCCGATGTCGAACAGTTCCTTGTAATCGGTGCTGCCGACGGTGCGAACGGTGGCGATCTGGCGGATCGGCGAAATATCGACCGACAGGCGAGCGATGGTGCGCTCGATGATCTCCGGCAGCGCGTAACCGCCGGCGGCATTGTTGCCGACGCTCGCCTGGGTCGCGCGCTGCTCAGGGCTACCGGCACTGTTTTTCGCCTCCAGCGCCTGATAGGCCTGGTGCATGCGTTGCTCGCGATCGAAGTTCTTCGGCGCGCGCATCCAGTCAAACAGCGCCGTCTTGTACTCGGCTTCTTCCTGGCTTTCTCGTTGCTGGCGATCGCCGCCGCTGAAGGCGCCCGGGCGAGCCAGCTTGGTCTCGACCTTTTCCAGGCGCGACTTCTGTTCGCCCAGGGAATTGATCGCCTCGTCCATGCGTGCCAGCTTGGCGTCCAGATCCGCAGTCGACTTGCCGGCCTTGATGGCTTCGATGCGCTCGTCGTTGGTACGCTTGTACTCGCCGAACGCGGTGTTGATCTTGTCGATCGCTTCGGCGACCGAGCGCAGGGTCGGCTCCTCGCGCTTTTCGTACGGCACCGCGGCGGCCTTGGCCTGGAACGCGGCGAAGTGTGCGGCCATGGTGGCGGCCAGCAGAATGGTTTTCTTCATCAGGTTTCTTTCATGAGGTGAGGTTTTGGAGCAGCCGGTCGGCCGCTTTCAGCGCCGCAGCCGCCTCATGAGCGTCCCGCTCATCCAAAGCGATGCGTTTGACCTCGGCGATAAGCGCCTTGGCCGCGTCGGCCGAGAATCCTGCATCCCGCAGGGACTGCTCGGCTTGACGAATTGTTTTGATGCCGGCGACGTCCGCCGCCTTCACGCCGGTGATGCGCGATTTCTCATTCGCAGGGAAGGTCACCAACGAGACCTCCCAGAGGTCGACCTCGGTGAGCGTGCGCACGTCGGTGTCGCGGTCGTACCCCCACTGCTTCGACACGAATCCGATCGAGAGACCGTTCAAGGCGCCCATCTTCAGCAGCGCGTAGGCCTCGGCTCCCTTGACGGTCTCCAGCGCCAGCTTGCCCTTGATGCGCAGGCCCTTGCTGTCTTCGACCATCTCGGTCCAGACGCCGATCGGCGCCGACGGATCGTGCTGCCAGAGCATGGCCGGCATGGTGCCCTCGGACTTGTGCGCGGCCAGCGACACTGCATACGCGCCTGGCGCGATCACATCGTCGTAGCTGTCGCGCACGCCGAACACCGAGCCGTAGCCTTCGATCGTGCCGTCTTCACCGACCGCTTTCAGCTGCAGCACATAATTGCGCACCTCGCGGACGCCGGCGGTGTCCTTTCGCTCCGGCGCGCGGAGCTGGGTCTGTCCCGGCGGGCCCGGCTGCGCCGGCCTAGCCGGCAGCTGCGCGTCCTTCCGCTCGCGGTGGTCAGGCTTCTGGGGTAGTGTCTTCATTCGGTTTTCCTTCCTTGCCGCCCTGATTCATGTTCATGGGCGTGAGCGGTTCGTCCAGGCCCGGCAGCGGGTCCATGCCTTCCATGTCGCGGATCTCGTTGCGGGTATAGATGCCCAGCTCGGCCATCGTCCTGGCCCAGACCGCGCGCGCCTGCATCGAGCCCTCGGTCAGGTACCGGGTATCGAAGTCGGCGAAGAGCGGGCCGGAGCCGTCGAGCAGCATCTCGTCGCTGCGCTGCGTCCAGGCCATGTGCCACGGCGCCAGCGTGTGCTTCACGTGGGCGGCGAAGAACGCCTCCGAGCTGGCGAAAGTGGCGGATTTGTCGTTGTGGCCGACCATGATCGGGAACACGCCATAGCCGCGGCAGATTTCCTCAATCTGAAGGCGGCGGGTTTCGACGTGCTGGGCGTCAACACCGGTCAGCGCGGTCGGCGTCCACTTTGCAGCGTTGTCCAGCACCAGCGGGTCGCCGGTCCGGTTGACCCCGGCCAGCCGCTTGATCCAAGCTGTCAGGCGCTCGTGCTGCGTCTCGTCGAGCTTTCCGTCGACGGCGTACAGGCCACTGGGGCGCAAGCCGTTCTTGTGCATCGCCGACTGGCTCGCTTCGGTTGCCATAGCCAGGCCGATCGCCGAACGGGCCAGCTTCACCGCGTCCAGGCTGCGCACCCAGTCCCACTGCACGCCGTTCAGCACGAACACGTCCTCCGGAGGGAATTCGCCGATCAGGCCGAACTCGTCCCAGCAGCGATACACCAGCTCATACCTCGAGATGCGGTACACCTCCCAGCGGCCTGGCTCAACTGGAATCAACTCGCGGATGCGTTTGTTCGGGCCGCGCACCTTGATCGATAGCCCTGCGCCGCACAGCGCGGCGTGCATTGTCATCTGGCGCCGCCATTCGAACGACGTCTGCCATTCGTTGGGGCGCCGCGCGAGGAGGCGGTACTCGGGAATGTTCGTTGCGCGCTCGCGCCGGCCGTCGGGCTTTTCCCGAAAGACCTCGAATTTCGGCGTGGCGCAACCATCCGCGATCACTTTCACGCACGCGAGCACGGTGGCCACCTGCAGTGCGGATCGCTCGTTCACATGCATGCCGGCGACCGTGCTGCCGCCGCCACCGTCGATGAGCCTCATCAGCTGATCAGAGGTGGTCTGGGCCGACTTTCGCCCGAGGATTCGTTGAAAAAAGTTCAAGGTTTGTCCCAGAATGAAGTAGTGGCTTCTTCGCCGCTGATCGCACGCGCGATGCCCATGATCGAGGCCACTGCGCCGTCGATCTTCTGCTCCGGCTTTTCCTTGCGCGGGTAAATGTTGTCCTTGGCGTCCAGCTTCGCGACGACGTTGGACATCATCCAGGTCAGCATCGGGTTGCCGTCGTGGTGAACGCGGCCGGCTTTGATCGCGCTTTCGAGTTCCTTCATCGGCAGCGACAGGTTCTTGACCTGCTGGCCCAGCTCGACCGCGGTGATGCCGTTCTTGGTCAGGCGCTGCTCCAGCTGCGCTGCGCGATACGGGTCGAACACGACTTCGTCCGGGCCGTACTCGGCGACCAAGGCCAGCATGTCCTCCTCGATCAAATCGAAGTCGATTTCGGCGCCGTCGTGCTGCTGCAGGAAGCCCTCGATCACCCATTTTCGATAGGCGTTCGCGTTCTTCTCGGCGTTCTCGATCGCGGCTTCCGGCAGGTAGTAGTCACCGAAGAGGTAGAAGTGTTGCTTGCCCTCGATCTCGCGAACGAATACCAGCATCAGCACGCACACGTCGGAGCGGCTAGCCAGGTCCAGCGTCAAATAGCAGCGCTCGCCCTTGAGCTGCTCGCGGCGCAGCGAGAAATCTGCGCACTTGGCCCATTCCAGCATGTTCAGCCAGGCGGACTTCGCCGAGCACCAGATATTCAGGTGCTTGGTCTTGAAGCGCGTCTGCTTAGCCGCGCTCTGCATCGCCTGCCGCTGCATCGACAGCAGGAAGTCTTCGTCGACCGATATCCCGAAGTTCGGGTTGGCCTTGCGCAGCGCGGCCGGCTTGGTCCAGTCGTCGCCCTCGTCGATCGTGTAGATCAACGCGAACAGCTCAGGATCGTCAAGAACGCCCTCCAGCACCTTCTTCGCGTCGACCTCCTGGTCGTAGCACGGGCCGGCGATGTTGAAGCCAGCGGTCGTGATCATGAGCAGGAGCGGTTGCTCGCGCGCACCCATACCGGTTTCCATCGTGTCGACCAACTCGGAAGTGTCGTGCTCGTGGTACTCGTCGACTATCGCGCAGGATGGCGACGCGCCGTCGCCTGGCTTGCCGATGACCGGTTCGAAGCGCGAACCGTCACCAGGAACCAGCAGCGCCTTTGCCCACACCTCGGCGCCCAGCACCTCTAGCAGTTGTGGCGTGCGCTCGAGCATCTGCTTGGCGGGCCGGAACACCTCCCAGGCCTGCGCCTCGGTGGTTGCGCCCGAGTACACCTCGGCGCCGAACTCGCCGTCGACCGAGAACATGTACAGGCCGATGCCGGAGCCAATGATCGACTTGCCGTTCTTACGCGGCACGGCAAAATAGGCCTTGCGGTACCGGCGCCGGTCGTTCTTTTTGATCTTCCAACCGAACAGCGCCACGAAGGCAAAGCACTGCCAGGGCTCCAGCATGATTGTTTCGCGTTTGCGCGCCCACTTTCCCTTGGTGTGCGGCATCAGCGACAGGAACGCACAAACCTTGTTGGCTGCATCCTCG